CGCCGCCGCCATATCTGTCTAAAGTAATTGTGGTATCATCTACAGTAAATAAACTTAGACCATCGGTTTGATCTGTACCTAATATCCCCACGTTTGCTAAGCTTGAATTATTATAGAACCAGCCCTCTATTGTAAATGCACCTGTGCTTGGATAAATGCCCGGAGACATTGTCATAGTTGCAGTTGTTCCATTGAATGACAAACTGCCTGCTAATGTAGGAGGTGATTCATATTCTTTAATGAATTGCATTCCGCCTAACAAGGACATTCCGGTTAATTGCATTTCATGCCTTTAAATTCTTGATATGAGTTTTGTGGACACGGCATTGAACCTGTCCATTATAGTAATCTTCTGTCTCTAAAACTCGTCTATCCATTTGTTCTCTTGCTTCTAAGTAATTACATAATCCCTTGTTAGGGCATATATGCAGTATCTCTCTGATAAAACTATCCGCGCCATGTTTCTCTACATCAGCTTTAACCTCATCAGATGAAGACCAATAATCTTTCCAATCTGACTCAACTTTTAATCTTTTCTTCTTACCCTTAACTACTTTTGTTCTACGGAACCAAAACAACTTTTTACCTATATACTTGCGATTCGTGGCAGTATTAGTAATCAAGTACACATAACCATAAGCGTCGTCAGGAACAGTTTCTAAGGGCTTTTCTTTATATAACCACATCTAAATACCAATATTAAATTAGTATTTATACAGCTTCCCAATAGTCGTTTCCGTCGGAAAAATTGTCACCCTCATCCCTTGGCGGCACAAAGAAGTAATCATCGGGATTTGTCATTATATCTTCGGCGTCTTCAGCTAGTTCGCCGGTACCCATAATGCCAGCTTTTCGTAGCATTTGAGTTTGTATAGATTTCTTATATCTATGCTCTTCAGATTCCTCGCTGGCCATATAGGCTGCTTGCTTTTCTGAAAAGACTTTCTTTTGCTCTTCATTCCATTGTCTGGAATTGGCACAAGCCCGAGAACAGAAAGTTCCGGGCTTGTTATGAGCAGTACCGCATTTAGGACAAGTCTTCGTCATCCTCTTCTTTATCCTCTATCTCTGCACCGCAGAAAGGACAGTTAGTTACTGTGTAATAGTCTTCGTCAAGTGAATGACTTATCTTGAAGACTGCATCGCATTCGACGCATTCGAAGATTTTTCTTGCCATTGTGCTCCTCTTTTCTTAGCTTCTGCGTCAAATACTCGCTGACGTAAATCAGATGAGCTGAAGAAGTGATCTCGTTTGTTAAAATATAATTCTATTCCGCGTTTCATGCAAATCTCTTTGCCGGTATATTCTGTATCTTTATATTCCTCCCCCAAGATGCGAACATCAATAGGTAAAGCCATGAAGATATCTTCAAGTTCTTTTTCTGTAGAATATACTATAATCTCATCAACATGCTTGCACGCTGATACCTGAATCTGTCTTTCAATAATAGACTGAACAGGTTTGTTTTTAGTTTGTCTATCTAGTGTTGGATCAACTTGAATCGCTGCAATTAAATAATCGCATTGACGCTTTGCTTCTTCCAACATAATTACATGACCTGCATGGAACAGATCAAAAGTAGAACAAGTAATTCCAATTTTTTTATTTGCACTCATATTTTCTCCACTTCAATGTTACATTTATTTAAAAATTCTATACCATCATTATTTCTATAGCTATTTCTATAGAATACTTTTTTAATGCCTGCTATATGTATAAGCTTTGCACAATCAAAACAAGGTGCATGGGTAATATACATTGTAGCATTTGCTCCTGATTCATTGGACTGTGCCAATTTACCAATAGCATTCATTTCAGCATGGATAACTTCTGGCTTTGTCTTTGTACTAATAATAGTTGTGGGGTACTCAGGGCCTCCTGGGTCAATTATATACGTTGAATGTTCTTCAAATGTATCTTCGCAAGTATTATCCCAGCCAGCAGGAGTACCGTTATATCCAATAGATATAATTCTATTGTCTTTCTCAACAACAGCACCAACCTGTAATCGTTTAGCGGATGATAATTTAGCATAGGTCTCAGCGACAATCATATGCGCATAATCAAATTTATTCGGCATCCCATTTTCCTTTAGGACATTTTGCAATAGGTAACATTGTCTTTGCCCATATAGAACATCCACATGCTTCACATACCTTAACACCAATCATGGTAGTAAGGTGTTCACAGTCGTTACAAATCTCTCTACGTTTTTCAGTAAAGGTTATTTTTCTATCTTCACCCATTTTTTACAATAATATTCTGGACGCACCTTAGCATCCCAAGTTTTACAATACTTTGTGCCAGGTACATACGCACCGCAGTTGGCACAATTCTTATCACCTTTAGCTTTTTCATAAGCAGGTGGTAGTTTTGCTGATATTAAGGCACCATCAGCATAATGCCTAGGTGCCATCACTTCTTTAAATGATTTCATTTTGCCCACACATCTTCCCAAGAACCAGTTTGCGCAGCTTTAGCATAATCGGTCGCTCTATTCTCAAAGAAGTTTGTGTGAATAGGTGCGTTAATCATTTCTTCAACCCACGGTAAAGGATTCTTTTTAACTTTCATAATACCCTTAAGACCAAGACTAATAAGTCGACGATCAGTGATATAGCGAATATATTGTTTAACATCTGCTGCTGATAAATTTTCCATAGCACCCATAGCAAAAGCTAAATCAATAAACCTATCTTCTAATAGAACCATTTGTTCAGCAATTGTATACAACTGACCTTTTAATTCATCGTTCCATATCTCAGGATTCTCTTGTATATATGTTCTAAATAACTTAATCATTCCTTCGCAGTGCTGAGTCTCATCCACAATAGACCAAGTAACAATTTGCCCCATGCCCTTCATTTTACCATGGCGGGGGAAATTCAACAACATAATAAAAGAACTAAACAACTGCATGCCTTCTGTAAATGCTGAGAAGATAGCAATATGTTTTGCTGTGTTTTCTTTTGTGGTATTTTGTTGAGATATATTTAAAACATAATCATGCTTAGCTTTCATTTCTTCATAGGCTAAGAACTCATTATACATTGTCTCAGGCAATCCCAATGTCTCAATCAAATGTGAATATGCTGCAATGTGTAGAGCTTCGCGTGCTGCAAATCCCAATAGCATCATTCTCACTTCAGGTTGCGGAAAATATGGAAGATAATTATTAACATATCCACCAGCAACATCAATATCGCCTTGAGTAAAGAATCTAAAGATGTGTGTTAAGAATTGTTTTTCTTCTGCATTTAACTTCTTTTTCCAATCTTTAACATCTTCTACCATTGGTACTTCTGTATGCATCCAATGAGATTGTTCATGCTTCAACCAGGCATCATATGCCCATGGATAATTAAATGGCTTGAACGAATCTCGTGTATCTGTAAGATTCGATTTTGTCTTTTTAATCATTGAGGAACTCTTCTACTAAATTTTTTGCCCTAATGCCCACCATTCTATCTGTAACATTCCCGTTATCATCTACCTTAACAAGAGTAGGTACTCCGCGAATACCATATTCAATTGCAACATCTTGTTGTTTGTCTATATCAACGACTTCTATAGGAATATTAGTATCAATTTCTTCAAGTATACTTGCCATTGCTTTACATGGCTGGCACCATGATGCTGTAAATCTTATTACTTTTTTCATTTTTATCCTTCACACGCCAAACAAACGTCTTCGGTTGCTAATGCTTTCAAGTCAATCTCTTCCATGACTTGTCGCTCTATTTTCTTTGATATCTTATCTGCTTTGCCAATCTTTTCAGAACGGCAATAGTATAATGTCTTCAATCCCTGTTTCCATGCTTGAAAATGAACAGCATGAATATACTTAATATTGCTATCTGGTCTAAAGAATAGATTAACAGATTGTGCTTGATCTATATATTGCTGTCTATCGGCAGCGTGTTGAATTACCCAACGCTGATCTATTTCCATAGATGTTTTAAATACATCTTTTGTCCAATCATCCATCCAAGTAAGATGTTGAACTGATCCATCGTTTGCAATGATTGAAGACCAGATATCATTGTAGTCATTTTGTGATACTACCTCTCCATCACCCGCAAGATGTTTCTCAATAACTGCATTAAGCCATTTGTTTTTATTCAACGAAGAACCGCTAAGAGTATCTTGTCTATACGCGTTCGCACGTAAGGGCTCAATAGAAGGGGAAGTGTTACCCATAATAATAGAAGAAGAAGCGTTTGGAGCAACAGCAAGCATATGAGAGAAGCGGCGTCCAGTACCTGTCGCATCGGGTGCTTCGCCTCTTTCGGTACCCAATTGAATATTTGCATTATCTAGCTCCTTGCGAATGTGTCCAAATATCTTATGATTCAATCCTGTTGCTGATGCTGATTCCCACGGGATGTTGTTCTTTTGTAGAAGAGCATGCCAACCGAGAGCACCAATACCAATAGACCGTTCGCGGCTAGCGCTAAATCGTGCTCTCGATATGCTGTCAGGAGCATTATCAATGAAATACTGCAAGACGTTATCGAGCATCTCTGCAACGTCCCGAAGAAAAAGTTTGTCATCTTTCCAATCATCGTAATACTCCAAATTCAAAGAGGATAAACAACATACCGCAGTACGATCTTTATCCGTTGGTAAAATAATTTCACTGCACAAATTAGATTGTTTGATACTTAGTCCCAATTTCTTTTGGAACTCAGGCATTGCCTTATTACTACTATCAATAAAATGTAGATAAGGTTCACCTGTTTGCATACGCATATCTAAAATACGTTGCCATAATTCTCTTGCTGATACTTTGTCTCTAACTTCGCCATTGTGAGGGTCTTTTAATTCCCAGGTATCATCTAACTCTGGGTCAATCATTGCACGTTCAATTAGATGCATAAAGTCATCAGTGATATTAATACCGTGATGTAGATTCAAGCAACGCATATTGGGGTCGCCTGTTGGTTTTCTCATCTCTAAAAAGATAAGAATATCGGGATGAGATATATTAAGATAAGCAGCATAAGACCCCCTCCTCGTCCGCCCCTGTCTGTATGCCAGACTGCTAGCGTCATAAGTACGAAGATGAGGCATAACCCCAACACTTTTATCATCTGAAGAACGAATTCCGATTCCAATTCCAACTCCTCCGCCCATCATGGACAACCAGTTTACTTCGGCAAGACAATCGACAAGCCCTTCCGCACTATCATGTAGATAAGGTAAAAAACATGATATAGGAAGGCCACGCTTAGAACGCCCAAAACTGAGAATAGGAGTAGAATATGACAACCAATGTCTACTACTATATTCATAAAGTCTTTGCGAATGTTCTGGATTCGACCCGAACGTCTTGGAAACATATGCGAACCTTTCTTGTGGCGAGACCTCATCCTCCTTCATATAGCTTTCTTTTAATCTTTTTAGACCTAACTCGTCGAATAGACTATCTTTAGTATAATCGACTTTAATCCCATGCACAATTTCTTGCGTCATCTTTACTCCAATTTGTTTTTATTTTACTGTTTCGAATATTTTCTTTTGTACTTGATACCATTCGATCCACGCATCCAATTTCACACCGCATTCGTAGTATGCAGTATAATTTAATGTGACAGTCTTTGCGATATCACTCAATTTTGCGTCATCTTTTAATTGTGCTAGGTCAGGGCACTTAACCATAATTGCTTCAGGTGCTTCAGGAAATTTAGCAACGACTGGCACTGCTTTACATCCTGTTAGTAACAATAATAGTAATAGGTATCTCATTCTTTTTTCGCTGCTTTATTGTGAGTCTCGATTACTTCTTTAGGTATGATGCAAGAATTATCATACTTAACTATTTCTCGATCTATATATTTCACAATGTCTTCGCCTTTTTCACGAATAACTTTTTGCTGTACTACAACCTTTTGTTGAATCTTAATAGTTTCCTTTTTGCCCTCAGCTTCAGCTGCAGCAACTTTTGCTTCCATCTCTTTTACTTTAGCTATCCATTGCTCTTCATTGGCAAGGCCGCCCTCAAAGTAAATACCAAATGTGAATACTACAAATCCAATTATTCTTAGAGGAATGTAATACTTACTCACAAATGTAATCATCTTCAAAAACATACTACCTAGTACGGCAACAACTCCTGCTACAACAATAGCATGAAAGAAAGCATTAGGTAATAGAGATAGATACCACATTTAAGATTCTAGAATTTTTTTAATATTTGGCGGAACAAATGTATCAGGTTTTAACACCTTGCCATCATCCCTTTTGATCAACTTACCATCAACTAACTTAGACATATTAGATCGCGCAACTTCATCCCATACTGCTTGTTGCGGAATGCCTAATGAATGTTCTAAGCCTTCAATAACCCATTTTAGATCTGCGCATGCGTCTGCGATTTCAACAATGTCTTCTTCTGTCCACGCAAGCGCTAGTTCTGTAAACTCTTCTGAAATTAACTTCATATAAAGAGTGCCTTGGGCAACTCTATCATCTGAAACACCCGGAGTATTATATACTTGCTGATCTCCAGCACGCATAAAACTTCTTACATCATCATAACTGTTCATTTATCAAATCCTTAGTCATAGGGAATATTTCTGCAATCACTTCAGCGCAAGCTAGAGCAATCTCAGCATGTTCTTTCTGAGTTCCATTGCCAGCTCGTAGCATTATATAGTGGATCCAACTTCTTAAGGTACCATTCATATAAAGTCTACTGACTGTTAATCCTTCAGGAAGCACTGCTCGTGCTTGTTCTTTAGCAATACCTTTAGAGATTGCCCAAGAATATACATCCCGGGTTTTATTTATAAGATCTCGCTGTAAATTTTGCCATTGATATGCAATCTGTCGTTGTTCATCATTTTGTAAATCTAGATCAACAGAATTTTGACGATTTTTAGTATCTTGTAGACGCGCATCACGAATAACAAAATCTAAATCCTGTGTAGGATCCGCATATCGTTGACTAAACTCTTGAAAAGAGAAACTTCTATGACGAAGAATCTGACGGGCAATATCTCTTGTTGTTTCAATCTCAATACACGCAGATGTCATCTCAAGTGGTGACCAGTGTTGATGTTTAATCAAATACTTAATCAATTTCTCAGATGTTTCTGTGTTATATTGGTTTGCTGGATTAGAAACTCTTGCACAAAATGCTACTAGATCTTGTACGTCATACAAACCATCTGACACTAATTCACGTGCCGGTCTGCTATAACTAATTAACTTACATTTCATTTAACACCTCTTCCATGATACGAATTTCATTTTTGCTTCTAGGCCATTATATATGTTCTTTTTAATTATGTTCAATGGTTCTTTGCCCGTTAACACAATATCATTAATGTCTTTTTCTTCTAACGTCTGTGGCCAGATAACAATATTATAATTGCTATTGATGGTCTTGTCTATAATTTTACAAACTTCTTTATTCCTAGGTTGATTGTCAAATATAACGATCAATCTTTCTTTTGGAATGCCCAATGAATCTAATTTACCAAATGCTGTACCCGCAACTGCAATACAATTTGGAATGAATAAACTATCAATAGGTCCCTCAACAACGTAAACCTTTTTATTCCTATCAATAAAATCTAATCCAAATATAAACGGCTTATCCTCATTGATCTTAATAGTAACATACCTTAAAGATTCATTTCGCAATGCTCTACAAGTTACACCAACTAATAAACCCTTTTCATCATAGAAAGGAATGACCAATCTTGGTTCTTTAGTCTTTAATGTATCTTTATACTTGTCAGATAATTGTTCTATCTTTCTAATATCATCTACAAAATATAACTGTTTAAATTTTTCTCTTGGGATTTTTCTTTTTAAACAAAACTGCACCGCTTCATTGTCTTCGGGCAAGTTATCTAAACGATCAAGTAATTCATCTAATATATTTTTCGGTTCAAATACAGGTTGTTCCATTTTAAATTTATCCTCAACTTTTTGGTGAGGTTTATTCAATGGCATACCTTCGCTGTATCTTTCCATCGTATATTGATTATACATCAATGAATCCATTTGTTTCAAGAATGAACCAAAGTGTAATGATGCATCACAATTATGACATTTATAAAACAAATCGTTTTTAACGGCATAAAAGTACCCTCGCGTTTTATTCTTTTTGGTAGAAGAATCTCCGCAAATGGTACAACGACAGTTATACAGATGATCGTTTTTCTGTTTGAACAGAGGTAAACGATTGCTGATTAATTTTAAGTATTTAAGATCAAGAAATAAAGACACAATAAGACTCCAGGAGAGTCTTATTATATTATAAACAGGCTATAAGGTCAATAGAAAAGTGGTTGAATCTTATCAATATGGCCAGCTAGGAAGCCAACTACGGCTAACCCACCCCATGCCATATATGTCCATTTGTCTTTTAATTTTTCGATTGACTCAATTTTGTCATTAAGTGCCGCATGCTGTGCGCAAGAAGCATCGTACATCTTATCGAGTTTGGCGCTAAGGTCGTCACGTGTTTTATCCAAACAGTCATGCATCTCCTTAACATCGGTTTTTAAGGTATCAATTTTTTCATTGATACCCTCAACCTTAGTCTCAAGTATGCCGATTCTTTCTTGCGAAGTAGCCATTATTTTTTCTTCTTAGCTCTAGAGGTTGCAGTCTTTGCTTTAGCAACAGTCTTTTTAACCGCTTCTTTGGCATCATCCAAATTAACTTTGCCATCATTATTCAAATCAAGAATGTTTGCTTCTTGAACAGCTGTTGTTACAGGTGGAACAAATGTGATTGTATCTGATTTTGTCTCAACTGGTTTTGTGTCAGCTGAAACTGTGACTACAGATGCTTCTGTACCCAACGGTACTGGCTCCACTACAGGAGCAGGTGATGCCTGTTCTGTTTTAACAACAGACTCAGGAATATCTTTACTTCTTCTCATGATAAAGTAACCTGCTACTGCAAGAATTGCGACTGCTACGATGATAATTTCCATTATTTTCTCCTAAAAATACTATTTGAATCAACCCATTTTTTCTGACGTTTTTTGCTAATTGGGACCTGATCTGGTGGTAGACCCGCAATTCCAGGAGTTACTGCAGCGTTATTTGCTGCAACGGCTCCTTCGCCTTCTTCAGAAAACTGTTTGAATGTGAACATTTTACGGTCATTGAGATACTCCTCAACCAATACAAGTTCTTCATTTAACTCAGACTTAACTTTATTTATATATTTAAATTCTAGGTCAATCGGCTCTTTTCCCTCTTCCAATGCCTCTTTTATCAAAGCATACGCAGCAGCCAATGAAACAAGTTGTTTATTTGCAATAGGCACTTTTTCAATGATTTTCTTTAATCTATACACTAATCTGTGTAAAAGAGTGTATGCATCTCTTTCTTGTACAGTATTTAAATCTTGCATCTTAATTAGTTCATTGCCCTTATCGTCAATGATACCTAATTTGAACGCATCTGTTTTATTAAATGGCGTTACAAGCAATTTAAGTATTCTGTACGCTATAACGGAATCTACAAATTTTCCCATTTTTATACTTTTCTTAAAATTTCTACTATTTTGTCGTCTAAAGGTATTTCTGACTCTATTATAGCAACACCCTTGTTTAATATAATTTTCTCTGGCATATAATTTAAAAACACTAAGAATGTTTTTAACTGAGGCCAAAACTTTTTATCTATCTTAAAGAACAACATCTTTGTTGTTGCCTCAACACCAAATAAATTATTAAGAACAATCATATGGTTAATGATTAATCTTTCTTTTAATTCTTTTCCGCTTGTGTACTTTCCCAAAAGTCGTTTGATGTATTTAAATCTCTTTATATCATCTAGGAATTCTGCCATACCTTTACAGGAGGGATTATCATAGTATTTCATTGCATACATGATAAAGTTTTCTTCGGTCAATTCAAATGTCATCTTTGTCTATCAAAATATGCCCAGGCGTTAGGTCCTTTACTTTGAACATAATGCATAAATGCTTGGCAATATTCTTTACCTTGAAATTCATCTCTCCAATGAAAAGCATCACATCCAAGATATACCATTGCATCTCCTGGTTCCATATCAACTTTTGCATGAACACCTGCAGGGGTTTCAATATAAATAGGCCATTCAGCATCACCACCTAAATGCAATGTAATACTTATTTCACACGCATGCCTATCTTTATGTTTTACCAAAACACTTTTTTCGCCATAAACTCTTGCATACGTATAAGTTGGTAACAAAGTTGTTTCCACAATTTTAGATAGTTCAGGAACTTTCTCGCATAACAATTCCAAAAAACCTAAATAATTATATGTTGCCGCAGAATTTGGAGCCTGTTGATCGCCCTGCATATTTTCTTTTTTGCAGAATTCAGTAAATTCTTTTCTTAACTTTGCAGCACGAGTTTTTGTAATAAATTTTGGAATTTTTATATAACTATTTTTTGCTAACTCTTTATTCATAATATATCCTTATACTGTAACTTTCATTTATTTATAACTTAATTGAACCAAGTTATAATAGAATACCTTGTACCAGACAAAACAGGTTTAATTGCATGAGGATACATAAAATTAGATGGAAACATTATTACATCTCCTTTACCTAAATTATAAGATAACTCATCGTCAAAAAATGTAAATTCTCCGCCAGTATAATCATCGTTTAAATTTAGTGAACACGATATAGATCTTGGTTCTGTTATAAAATGATCTGTATGTTGTTTATAAAAACATCCTTCTGAATATTCCAATAACGTATATCCACTGTCATTTACAATTGTAGTATACGGTGCAATTTTTGTGTATTCTGCTAATAGTTTTGCAACAACCTCATATAAATCTGTATCTAATTTTTTACGTACTTCTTGATTTTCAGATATAATTTCAGGGTGAGAAACATTTACATTTCTCACATTGCGCATATCTTTATCAACCACCCCGCCGCCAATTCTCGCCTCTTCCCAACTATTGGATTTTTTATACTCATTTAATATTCTATCACATAAGTCATTGGGTATACCATTTTTGTATACTGTAATATAATCTGTTAAATTCTTCATAATCTACTTTCATCAAGGTATAATAAACACTAATTATTTATATCGTATTAATTAAGGTATGTATTGTATAAAAGCCAATTCTATCGTAGGCGGAATATTATTATCTGTTACACTTGAGCTTGATACGGAGTGTCCGTGTGGAGCAGACCCAGATGTATGATAATAAATGTTTCGTTGTGCTGCCCCAGGCCCAGGTGCACCGCCCGTGCCATAACCATGATTATGTGTCCAAGTGACTGGCGATGCGCTGCCAGATACTACCGCGCTTTTACTAACAGGTGCCCCGTGTGCAGTGCCTGCGGATGATGCATGTGATAGAAAAAACTGATTCATATCAATAGTACCATTTGTACCGTCACATAGTTTCCAATAAGATGGCAATTTAGTAATATCGCCCGCAAACATAACCATCGTATTTGTCAATAACCCACTTTCAGACGCAGCTACCCAAAGTTTTAATGCTTTAGATTCTAAATTTCTTATGTAAATTGACGAGGTAACTCCGTGCGAATGATTTTCGCCTCCAGGCGGTGCAAGAGTTTGAGTCCCAATCCAAGTTAATCCTGGGGCAGAATATGAAGGTTGTGTGGGCGCAGGGGGCGTAAAAGATGAGCCACCTAAATATGTCCCGGTTGCAGGATTAATTTGAGTTTGTAACTCTGTAATGTGACTATGGTAACCGTTTGAAGAGGATGAGGTTACTCCAAAACTAATTGCGGCCGCGCTAACATCTGCAACTCCTTGAGCACCAGGAGCTGCTCGAATGTTACGAACACTATTAAATAAAGTGGGAGATCCCGGATCGGTTGCTAATTTTTGTGTCCAACCTGAGGCGGCAGTATCTCTTATATGAATGGTATTAGGTGGAAAAGATGTTTGATCTAACCATGATAAAAGAAATATAACATCTGATGTCCATGGCAAAGTTCCAACTGTCGGGGAAGGACCAACTGTTGCTGTATGATTATGATCGCCGGCAGGAGCACCGCCATAAGGGGGTGTGGATCCAAACGTACCAGGAAATGCAGTATATGTAGAATTATATGATGACCCTACTGATCCATGGGTGCCGCCGGGCGAAAATGTAATTGAGGCAGAAGCAGTACCTGAAGCATTAGTAAGTGCTTGAACATTTGCGGTATT